TAGGTCAACTTCTCTAGATTTTAATTTTAGTAAAGGATCTGAATCAAATTGTGACGTAATTTTGTTTTCTTCCTTCATAAAATCTTCTGTCATCTCTGCAATCAACACTGCTTTTCTAGCTTCAATGGTTTGCATCATCTGTTGTAGCATTTGTGCTGCTTGTGGGTTCGTTGGTGCTTGTTGTTGTAAGCTTTGCATCTGCATCATTTGCTCTCTGAACTCAATTTGTACTTGTTCTTGGGCCATGATTGATATGTGTTCTAAAATGTTTTTTTGAATTGAAGCCATAACTACAGGATTGTTTCTAACCATGTTTGTTGACATAAAATTCAAGTGAGCTGTGATGTGTGCTCTATGATCTTGACCAGGAAACGCTTGAAAAGGTTTCGCGTTTAACGCATTAATATGCTCGACACTTGGATCAATAGGTTGAACTTGAGCAGGAGGAGGTAATATTTGATTAACATCTTTTATTCCAATTGCTTCGTACATTTTTCTGTAGGCCGCATACAAATTATGAATCTGTGGGTTTGATTGAGCCAGTTGTAATTGTGTTTGTGCCAAACTAATTCTTTGTGACTGAGAAAATATATTAGGATCTGCAACAGGGATGATATCGATTCTATCATCAAAGTCTACTTGCTTAATTGTTCTAGCACCACCGACCACGTCGTATGGATATTCAGGTGGTAAGTATTGAGCAATAATAGTTCCCAAGAATTTAAATTCTTTTTTCATTGCAGCATATAATCTTTTATGAATTGCAGACATGACCCGTGATCCACGTTCCAATAATGCAATAGTTGTACCAACGGCTGCGCCTTGATTTCCATCTCCAACTTGCATATCAGCAATGGCTGCAAATCTTTGTCCAGCCCCAACAACAATTCCCATTAATGATAATAATGTCTGAGAAGGTTCCTTGTAAGGTAATGGAAAGAATGCATCACGTAAAGATCCACCTGGTGCATCAACATCTTTAAACTCACCTGGTTGAATAGGAGACGCTTCGTCTCTTACTCTAACTCCACGTTGCTTGAATCCAGCTGGCAGATTAGATAACGTTCCCGCATCTAGTAACTGCCTTAGAGCCGCGGTCGCCGTACGAGACAGTCCACCTATCATGTGGATTAAACCGAAACCATAAAAACCTAAACCTGGTAAAAATTTAAAATGTACAAAATATTGTATCTTCTTTTTCTTAGCATCTTCTGGTGCATAATTTCTTTTGATAGATAAAATTTTTCTTGATGCTTCTTCAACGGTTACAATGTATGGAAGTTTAATTCCTGTTGCTTCACCTTCACCATCAATATCTTCAAAACCTTCAAGGTCTAAGTTTACATGGCACTCTAAAACATTGTAGACATCTTCTTGTTTACCTGTTTTTTTAGTTCCAGAAATTTCTCTTTCCTTTTTCGTTAGCTCATCATTGTTGTCGACACCTGGTGGGCCAAGCTCAACATCAGAATAGAAACCGCTGACTTGTGATTTTCTTAAATCGTTTTCAGAAATTTTTAAAGAGTGGATGATTGATTCCGCTTCGTCTAATGAGGTAGCCGTGTACGGAACAATCAAATCCTCAGCAGGAATAAATTTACTCACTGCTCTCCCTAACAACTGGTCATAGTATACTTTTTTAAAAGTAGAACCAGCTAATGGTAAATGAAATAACATTTGATCGAACTCAGGTTCATATTCTTCCATTTGATCCATTAAAAGATAATTCATATAATCTTTAACCCTTTGAGACTGTTGTTGAACAGGAGGAGAATCTACTCCAATAACATCTGTTCTTACAGGTCCGCCTGCAGGTAATAATTCTTTATAAGCTTGCGCTTGAAATTGTGTGACTGCTTCAGCGAGCACTGGGTGTGTTGCACCACTTGCTCCTTGGAAAGGTTCAGTTCTATTTTCGTATTTGAATCCTAAAAGATCTAGACCTTGAATGTAAGATTGTTCCCAATCTTTTCTAGATGATTTATATTCCATGTAGTTGTCAACCATTTCGTTTCCGATTGGTTCTAAAATATCTTCGGGTAAAATGTCAGCTAAGTTATCAAAATGATTCTCGGTTCCTGGAACATTGATTGCTCCTGGTTCAAAGTCTAATGTAACTCCACCATCCTCTTCAGGTATAACTTCTACAGGACCTTGTTCTACTACTTCCTCTTCTACAACTTCTTCTTCAGCTGGTATTTCTACTTCTGTTCTAAGTTCATTAGGAAGGGACTTATCTATATCTGCCATGTTATCTCCAGCCTTTTTTAGCTAGCTTTGGTTTACCACTTACTAGACCACCTTTATTATAATCTTCTATTTTCATAAGACGAAAATCTTCCATTCTTTCTTTCCTACCTTTAGAAGGTGGATCAAAAGCTTTTCTTCTAGCTTTTGGTTTAGTATTCATTTTTTTTAAGAATACTTTTCCTTTGTTTTCTTTTGATCTTGCCATTTAAAATTTCTCCAGTCTTACTGTTTAACTTGTTTTAAAGGAACTTTCAACCCTTGTGGTGTTGGTCCTGATTTTGGTGGTGGGCCAGATTTCACTCCGCCTGATCCAAGTGGTTTATCAATCATACCACCATCTTTCATCTCTTCTCTCATTTCTTTTGCAACTAGGTCTGCTGCAGACTCTTCTGACATATTGCCAGCAATTTCTCTAACACGTCTTTCAAATTCTTTTTTACGTTCTGGGCTATAATTTTTTGTGTATAGATCTGTTATGCTAGACATTAGTAATAATTCCTTTTCTTCTTCTCAACAACTTCATCCACATAATCTTCTGGATGTTCAATTAGTCCACCTTGTCTAAATCTCATAATCGCTTGTGTAGTGGAGTCGACCAAGTCATCATGATCCCCGAACGGAAAGGCTGCACATTCTTCAATGACCTCTTCCGCAAACTTTTGTTGAGGAGCCCATATCATACCAGATTCGAACAAAGGTGCAACAGCATTTACACGAGCATGCTTATCATTTCCACGTGAGGGGGTAAAGTTCATTACTGGTATATCCATTTTCCGTAACTCATACGTCAGGGGCAATCCAGAAGCTTTAGCCTCAATGATCACTGTTTCAGGATTCCAATATCTATATTGCTCTAGTGCAAGTCTTTTTAATTCTGGAAATTCATACCGTCCTTTGATTGAATCAAGTAATATAAGATTGGCTCCCGAGTCTTCATTAGGATACCAAACACCCCAAGTAGTAATAGCAGAATAGTCAGCTGTTTCTTTTTTAAGGAACGCTGTATCGTAACTTTGTATGACATGATAAATTGTTGGAATGTCATCACCTTCATAAGTCCTCCACCATTCTCTTTTTAAAATTGCACCTTCCTCACTAGTTGGTTGTTGCATCCACTGTGCGTTCCACTTAGCAACAGGAAGTGCAGCTTTAACTTTTTCTAATTCATCCATCTTCCAATACTCAGGCCAGACAGGTGCAGCGTCATCTGATTCATGGTCCATGATTGCTGGAAACTCAACCACGTGCCACTTGTCAGCTTTCGCTTCTTTCTGTGAAGCAACCAAGGCTCCTGTTAAATCTTTCGTAGACCATCTTGTCATTACTAAAATAATTTTACCACCAGGTTGTAAACGCTGACGAGGACCTGATGTATACCATTCATAAGCTTTTTCTAAAGATACTTTTGACATTGCATCTTGTTCCGAGTGTGGGTCATCAATGATTAGAAGATCTGCACCACGACCTGTAATTGCTCCACCAACACCAGCTGCAAAATATTCACCACCTTGTGATGTCTCCCAACGTCCTGCTGCCTGACTATCTTCACTGAGTGTTGTATCAAAAATTTTTCTATAGTCATCGCTATCAATTAGGTTCTTTGCTTTACGACCAAAACGAATTGCTAGTTCTGCCGTGTGCGTTGCTTGAATGATCTTTAACTTTGGCTCACGGCCCACCATCCATGCTGGAAGTAAGTAGGATGCAAATTCTGATTTGGTATGTCTGGGTGGCATGTTGATAATTAATCTATTTATTTCACCCGTGGCTAGTTCATTAAATTTTTTTGCAATGTGCCTGTGGTGGGACCCCTCTACAAAATCTGGCCAAACGCATTTGACAAAAGAAAGGAAGTCATCTTTAGCTTTATTCCGTATCTTTTTTTCAGCGTGTAATACTTGAAGTTGTTTAAATGTCTTCCGTATATCGGCAGGTAGTTTAGTTATATCTATATCATTCGGTTTCATAAAAAATTTTTATAAAATTTTTTTGGCATCGCTATCGATGTTTGATAAGTTTTTTACAGCCTATGACAATATAAATCAAGCATATATATACATACATTAGGATCCCTATCTACGTATAAAGGGGGGTGGGGGGCTTCGCACTTTCATTTTTTGGTGTCGAGTTGGTACCTCTATTATAAATAAAAGATACACGCATCAAGGGTCACGGCTCACACAAAATAAAAAAGGCCCCATGTAAAATGGGGCCTTAGTCAATGATTGATTGTAATTAAATTAATCTTGTAATTGCGGTAACTGATACCAAAATTTAAAACCCGCTAACACTGTTAAGATAAGACCTAGCCAGGTTGAAAAGTGAATTGTAATGATCACGCCTAAAAACATCAACGCAAAACATAACACAAGATATATTGCTGATAAGATATTATTCATGATTTTATCAATTCAATCTTTTTAATGCCTATTCCATTTTTATAGGGTATCACTTTGTAAGGGGTTGGACTTTCAAGCCCCGTTTTAATTGCTTGTTTAATATAGGTCGGCCAATCATGGGCGGGGTTTGGCTCATCCTCTTTAATAATATAAAGGCTAGTATCTATAAAGCCTACTGAACAACCGCCCTCTAATTTTTTTAATAGCTTTTCTCTTAATGCTATTTCACATTGTAGTTTGGCCTCAATATTATTCTTACCCGTTCCCCATGCTCGGGGTATATCGGGCGTTATCTTTTCAACCGCTATGTATTTAATCATTGTTTCATTGTCCTTGTTTCGTTGTTAATTTATTTTGAATAATTTCAAAATATATCTTGATTATTATTTTATTTTAAAATAAATATCAAGGATAATAATGGATAATATAAAAATAAAAAAAGGACAATAATATGACTAAATATAATGGGTGGACTAACTACGAAACATGGTGCCTTAATTTATGGATCGATAATGACCGAGAATGGTATCGGGCCGTAAATGATAAGGCGGTCGGTTTGGTTAATGATGCATTGACCAAAAAGCAACAGATCGAGATTTTAAGATCTTTTATTATAGATCTTGTTCAAGATGAAGAGCCAAAAATAAAAGTTGATTTTTACTCTGATATTTTAAATGCCTCAATTCGTGAGGTTAATTTTTGGGAAATCTCAACCAATATTATTAATGAGGCCCGAAGAGATCAAGCAAGGGTTTTAAAAGAAGAGCGAAAAATCGCTTAAAAATTCAAGTTTCATGGCCCATGATCAATGGGCCATGTTTATGGGGTCAGTAAAGTGTAATAATGATACTGAAAGATTGAAATAGACTAAGCGTACTATTCAAGCTGACTACTGACCCCGTAAACATTTGAAATAGAATTTTATTTTTATTTTATTGTTCAAGGCACAAGCTAGAAATTTCATTAAATAACACTCAAGCTAAAAAATTCATGGTTCAAGGCTCAAGCGCCCTGGATCATGGCGCATGAAAAAAGGTTTTTGAAAAAGTTTTGCAAGGACAACGGCTCTCGGGTTTTTGCTAGTTAATAACTTAATCGCAACGGGGTCAAATCAAATAGAAATTAAAAGAAAATATATATTAATCAATACTTATTTAATTAATAGGTGGGGTCAAAATTCGAGGTTATTGACCGTCTAATTGTTCACCGTCAAAATCATGTTTACAATCTCTACATGTCCAATCAGACAATAAATAAACATTTTTTGTTTTATCATCCCAAAACCATTTTCTATTAGAATATACCTTAGTTGAAGTACATTGAGGACAATTTATTTTTTCGGTTATATTTGAAATAGGTCTTTGATCTATATTAAATGACATAATTTAATCCATACACGGCGGGTCAACCTAGCTTTCGATACAACCCGCCGTGCCTAAGTCAGTCTCTCGGCCTTAGCTAGCCAGCAATTTTATCGCAACCGATAAACTATGAATGCCAAAGTTTTCGGCGTTTTTGATAAAACCCCTCCCGAGACAACACCTCAAATCATCTCAATTTGAGTTCACGTTTTCTTAGGTACACATCCTATATAATCCATTATATTTTAATGTCAACAGTTAATTTGATTTTTTTTAAAATTATTTAACAATCCATGCAATAGTTTTTATGGTGTGTATAATCAGCCCTTAAAGGTGTTAAACACTTAAAACAATTGCCTCGCATATCTTTGTATTTACCATTAATTAAATGGGTCACGCCGTAAGTTGAGCGCAATTTATTGATACTCATTTTCTTAAAATCATATTCATTATGACCGTCAAAAAAACAATCAAAATCTTTTTTATTTAATAATCTATTTTTTTCTAAGTCGTTTGTATTCATCATATAATCTTGACAATTCATAACTGTCGCATTTGTTTATATACTCAGCTAATTCAGTTCTCATTTGTTTTCGCTCTTCATGTACTCGGGCCTTATTTTTGGCCCTAACATGATCTAACGCCTCAAAATCAACAGCCATTATTTAATTTCCATATCTTTTGTTAATATTAATGGCTTATCTTTTTTTATTTCATCTGATACGTACGGGTCATTATCTTCATCTATTTTTATAATACCAATACATTTTGTATCATGGTATTGATCATATTCATCTTGATCTGATAAAACAATTTCAGTTGATATTGTATTATTAACAACTTCAACGTCAGCATGATTGAGATATTTCTCAAAAGCGTCATTCTCATTTTCGGCAACTACTTGAAATTTTAAATATCTCTGAATTTCAGCCTCTATTTCATACACTTTTTTGCCCTTATCTTTTTTAAAAAAAAATAAGTTTTTATCAACGTTTATTTTCATATTATCCTTTTATTAATTTATTTCTTTATATAGGGGACAATAAAGGATATTGTCCCCGTGTCAAGTGTTAATTACTTATTTGTTTTAGTGTGTTAGGGTTTAAAGCTATAGACAACATACTTGAGCCGTCTTCTAATGCTTTGTTTAAATCGACCTCTTCCGCAACTAAGTTTGGATAAGACAAAGTCATTAATAGATTATTGACTTTATTGTCAATTTTATCTAATTCCTGGCCTTCCTTAGTTGATTTTCTGAATTGCTTTGTCAACTCTTCACGACATATATTTTCTAATTTAGTTTTATAATCATTATAGTCGGTATCATAACCGCCCCAATGGATACGATGCTCATAGCCGTTTATCTTAGATTGACGCTCGCAAATAGTTTCAACTTTTTTAGAGTGTAATTTTACAGCGTCTTTTAAAGTTCTTTTTTTCTCTTCTAATTGACGCTCAAAATCTTCTAATTGATCACTAGCTTTTTTTAAGTCTTCAAGTTCTTTTTTAACTTTAAACCCTTTTAAAAATTGCTGAAATTTTTTGTCAAAAACCTCGTCAACTTTATTGTCTAGCGTTCTATTTAACTCTTGTTTTTTTTCTTCTGTCTGTTGTTTAACTATTTTTTCAAATCTTTTAATCTTGCCGTCTGAAAAAATAACCGCTTTTTTTGTAGTACTCATTTTATATTATCCTTTTTGTTATTGTTAATATAATATCCTTTATAGTCCTTGACAAATAGAAGTCAAGCCATTATATATAAAAATGTTATTGTCCTAACACCCGCTATTTATGGAATAGCGGGACAATAACAGAATAAAGAAATAACTAACAATGGACAAATAATTATGAAATATACATATAAACCACAAAAAAAGCTTTTAGGGTCTTCAACCTTTAAAATGCAAAAATCAGGTAAGTTTAAATATTTAAGTGAGATATTACACCTGGCCCCGTCTAAAATAGGCGGTGTTAATATATGCGCTAACGCTAGCCCCGTATGTATTGACTTATGTTTAAACACTAGCGGGCGGGGTCAAATGACAACCGTGCAAAAATCAAGATTAAATAAAAAATTCTATTTCTTAGCTGATAGGCTCAAATTTTTAAATCATTTAGATCATGAAATTAAATTGAGTTATGCAAGGGCCAAAAGAAAAAAATTAAAATATACTGTTAGATTAAATGGCACTAGTGATCTTCCATTTGAGCGTTATAGATTAGAGAACGGCAAAAATTTAATGGATAATAATCCACAAGTACAATTTGTCGATTATACAAAAGTCACAAATAGATTAAATAAAAAGAATAAAATACCTAAAAATTATGATCTAACTTACTCACAAGCTGAGAATAATTTAGAAGATGTAAAAAGAATATTAAAAACTAAATACAATATAGCAACAGTATTTAGAAAAAAACTTCCTAAAAAATGGTTGGGCCGTAAAGTCATAAACGGGGATAAGCACGATTTAAGACACTTAGACCCGAAAAAAGTAGTTGTAGGCTTAATCGCTAAAGGTCGAGCAATCAAAAATTTTAATGGATTTGTGCAAGATGTTTAAATGTTGCATAAATAGAGGTCGATTTGTGAGCGTGTACGCCTCTATAAAGAGTGACGCCAACCAACAGGCGCAAGCGAACAAGCGAGCGTCTGTTGTAAAACTAACAAGCGACAGGCTCAAGCGACAAGCGAGCAGAAGGGATAATATGGCAAGAGATCACAGCGAATATATAGATGATTATTGTAGAGACAATTACGGTCATTCAAATTGGGGGTATTTAGATACCTATACAAAAGAAGAGTTAAAAAAAGCAGATCACGATATAGAAAACAATATTGTTTTTTGGCACGAGGATGATGAAGAGGAAGAGGGGGACGAGTGAGCGGATTAGTTCAAGATTGGAATTGTACCCAATGTAAAGAAGGTAAAGGATTCCAGGAAACTTTTAAAGATACCGAAGAGGGTTATATTTTAGAGTGTCTTAATTGTAAGTATATGGAAGTGTATAGAGAAGATGTGGACACGGGCAAGGTTGTAGAAGACTACGCGGGATACGAGCATTATTATAATAACAAACAAGCGAGAGGATAATATGAACGAAGGACTAGAAAACATAAAACAAATAGAAGATTTAGAGAATAAAGTTAAAACATTATCAAATCATCTAGCGGGTATGTGTTGTCAAGCAGATGAGGACACACCAAGCGAATATAGAACTGAACATTTTAGATCGACTATGGATGACGCTTATGAGTATTTAGAAAAAATAAATTACTTTAAGAGGGACAAATGAAAATAGATAAAAACTTAGTGATTGAATATAAAGATTTACTTGAAGATGTTGGAACAGGCAACAATATGGATTTTTATTTAATGGATGAAAAAAGATTAAGATATAAATTCAATGAAATTGATTTTGATGAAAATAAATTTTATGAA